ATCAAACGCCTCTGGTCACAATCAACTGTCAAGGTACGAATCAACGGCGAAGGCGCAAACGATCCTCTGGCATTCTGAAAGAAGGTCCCCAATGGATCAGCCCTGGCTAACGATTATCATAGCGGTGGTTTCCGCCATTTTAGGGTTGAATGTAAAGATAGTTTATAACTGGCTTTCGAAGCGCGGCAACGGCTATCAACATACCGCCCCTTGTGAACACCTGAAAACAGTGCAGGATCGCTGCGCGGTATTCGAGAGATACCAGATAGAAATTTTACAGAGGCTTTCACGAATAGAGGCTAAAATCGACACCGGTGGAGGCATAGCAAAATGACCAAAACACGGGCAGAACTGAGGGAACTGATTCGGCAGGAAATCGGCGACGAGGTGCGGATCAGCGGCACGGCAACGGGCGGTTCAAAGACCACGGTCGTTGATACAGCCGCATTGACCCAGGCAGATGACTACTGGAACGGCCGGAGAATTTACATCACATCGACGACCGACGGGCTGGCCCCGCAAGGTGAAAGCCGCAAGATCGCCGACTTTGTGAATTCGACCAAAACGATTACAGTGGAAATGGCGCTCTCGGCGGCGGCTGAATCCGGGGACACTTATCAAATCGCCATTTGGCCAGATTCGGTTTATAACGCGCTGATTAAAGCCGCGCTTTCCGCTTATTCGAAATATAGGCCATACCGTTCCACCGGGACCCTGGCGATGGTTTGCGGAACCAGGTATTACGATCCGCCCACCGGAGTGGATCTGCACGCCGGGCACCGAATCGAAGAAATCCGCTACATTAATTCAGCGACTCAGGAGGACTACTCAATCGAGGGCTGGAGCCCGGACCAGCACCAGAATAAAATCGACCTGGGATATTTCGCCAGCGAATCCAAAACGTTGACCGTCTTTTATGTCATCCCTCATGCAGACTTTACAGATGACAGCGACACTGTGACGGTTCCGGAGCAGGACGAGCATTTGATTGTGAAGTACGTGCTCGCGCAATTCTACCGGCTCATGTCCAGTGAGAGCTTTGATGATTTCGGCAACCTGGCCCCTGCAAAATGGACCAGGGGGAACGTCTCAGAGGAAACCGGCTCCGGCCGGCAAGGGATGAAAACCCTTTACGACTCGGCGCTGAGCGAGTGGATCGCGTCGATAAAAGATGACGGCCTGGTCATCACGACGCCGCGCTCGGGTGTGGCCGGTGAATGGATACCACCTCATGATTATAGTGGCTTTTAGCGATGACCTATATTGACCGTAAATCTGCAATTCGGGTCACGGTGATAAGAAGAAGCCAGACCCAGGACGCGGATGGCGATTATGGCGCGGTTTCCGCTACAACGCTCTTTTCTGGCCTCGTGGCCGATATTCAACCTGTCAGTGGGAAGCTTATTTCTAACGAGAGCGGCTTCAGAGCCGAAACGACCCATTTGATGTTTTTGGAGCAAAAGGTTTCGGGCATTGCGGCGATGGATATTGTGCAGTATGGTTCAATCGAATACGAGGTCCTGGTTCCAGCCGACTGGCGAGTGCATGACGAATATGATTTGAGGGCGCTGTAAATGCCGGTGACAGCTTACACCTTCCTGACAGCGGTTTTCAAAAAGCTGGATGCGGATGCTACGCTGCAAGGGGCCAATTATCTGAACGGGACGGACCGGATAGAAAAAAGCTCTCGGAGAAGAAAGGGTTTAACCGCCCCCTGCATAACAATAAAAATCGGCGGGACCTCAATCAATACAGATGATAAGGTTCAGGACTCAATCCTTTATATCAATGCCTTCGCGGCCGACAAAGCGAATGGGACAGCGGATTTAACCAAACTTTCCGCTATCGCTGGCCAGGTGGAAACTTTACTTGATGATGCGTCCCTAACGGCTACGGCGGGAATGCGATATTTTAATTGCTACGTGACCAGCCCGCACGGAGAGGCTTATTTTGACCCTGATTTCCCGAATGAGCGTTATGTTACGACCACCGTCAGGGTTCAATGCCAGAGCATCTGAAAAGACGGGATTCAACCACTATCCTAAATAGAGGAGATTAAGACAATGGCAGGAAATAAAAACAACGTTGTTATCTGCGGGACCAGCGTGGTGCTTAAGGTCGCCACGGTTGATGTTGGCTATACAGCCGGCGGTGTCGAGCTGGAAATGGGGAGCGAGTATTACGATGTGATCGCTGACCAGAGCTTGACTCCGATCTTGCGGAAAATGACCGCCAGAACATGCAAGGTGCGGACTACGCTTCTGGAGTCGACCCTTGAGCACCTGCGCATGGCCTGGAACCTCGCGGATTCGGCTCTGGTATCCAGTTCCTTGACCCTGAATTCCACCGAAAAGGGCGAGGTGGCCGTCCAGTTTATCGGCAAGGGGCCGAACAGCACGACCCGAACGGCGACATTTTTCGCCTGTGTCTCTATGGCTACTGGCCCAATCCCGAACTTCAAGGACAAGGAAATCCAGATTCCGGTCGAATTCGAGTGCATGTGGAGCGATACCAACAGCGCCTTCGGAACCATTGTTGACGCTTAATTTGAGCGGGTGGTGATGGGCCTTTACTTCACAAGTCCAGCTGATAATCCGGCTTGCGGTTACGGACGAGTGGCGACAAGGTTTTACGACGCCCTCCTAAAGTCCGATATCCCGCTGACAACCCAGCCAACGCGCTCGGATGTTCAGGTTTGGTATGGCCAGCCGTTCAGGGATAAGAAAACAGCGCGACAGCGCCGTAGAAGGTGCGACACGTATTTGATTTATACGATGTTTGAGTCAACTGTTATCCCTGACGGCTGGGTGAAGAATATCAACCGCCACGAAGCCCTGCTGACTCCGAGCCGATGGTGCGGACGCTGGTTCCAGGAATGCGGCGTGAACATCCCCTGGCACTTGCTACATCACGGCGTTGATCCTGTTGAGTTCCCGCTGCTTGAACGGCCGGCGGATAGAAAATACCTGACTTTCATCTGGCAAGGCGTGAACCCGAAAGACCGAAAGGGCTGTGAGCTGGTGCGCCGGGCTTTTTACAAACTTCGACTTCCCGATACGCGGCTGATTATAAAGGCGGTTCCCGTCAAATCGCCGCGTCTTTATATGGAGCGGCCCAGGGAAAAGGAAATATGGGACTGGTACACTCAGAAGCAGATGCTGGCGCTTTTGCAAGAGGCCGACATGTCGCTTAATCCGACCTCTGGCGAAGGCTTCGGCCTCATTCCCCTCGAACACGCGGCCACGGGCCTCGCGGTAGCAGCTACGAACTTTTCCGGTTGCCGCGAATACCTGGAAGATCTGGAGCCGGACATGCTCGGCATCAAATGGCGACCGAAGCCAAGTTATTTCAACAGCCTGGGTGGAGACTACGGTATTGACGCAGCACCGGACTTTGAGCACCTTTGCAGCATCATGGAATACGCATCAAAGAACAGGGACGAAGTGCGGAAGAAAGGGCAACGTCTCGCCCAGGCTGTTCATAAACGGTGGACCTGGGACCGCCCGGTCCGACAGCTCAAAGAAATACTGGGCCACTTCAACCAGGGAGGTGAGAACCTGTGAAAAAATACCGTTGTGACCGATGCTATCAGACAGCGATCCGGCTTTGCCGGGATTGCCACAAGGCCCTATGCGACAGGTGCGCCTATACCAGGCTTGGTGAACCTGGCGTTTGGTTATGCCGGGAGTGCTATAAAAAGCGGTACGGATCGGAGCCGTGAGTGAGGCTGAGCTATTTAAATGCAGAGAGTGGAAATTGAAACTTGCAGTGATAATATTCCTCATTTTTACGTGCGCTTTTCTCGATGCTTTTTGTGATAGCGTCAAAGACCTTAAAACGCATTTCGGCGACGCCGGTGACGCAAACGGCCGGGTCGGACATCCCTATCGAGATGCCTGGCACCTGGCAAAGCTGGGAGCGAGAGCAGCCCTGTTTGCTATTGCCATTATGCTGGACCGGCTTTTCAGCCGAAGAAGCAAAAAAACATCACTTCAGCACCAGCCGCCAAATTCTGTTATCATTGCCGCCGTGGTGTTCGCGCTTATAGGCGGTTACCTGGTCTGGCAACAGACGTACTCGAATCCCGAGCTTTGGCTGAGTATTGATAACTCTCTGCATATTTCAACCGGAATCCATTGGCTGGACAAGTTTTTAGGTTTGCATTGGTGACGGAGGTTGCTTCAAATGCCAAGCAGTCAGCCAGACAATATTTCCACCGTCGTGAAGTGGATTGTTGAAATCGATCCGGCTTCAGTCCTGGACGTTGGAGTGGGCTTTGGCAAATATGGCGTTCTGGCAAGAGAATATACCGACATCAGGCATGGACGTTACCAGCGAAAAGAATGGAAGGTTGTGATTGACGGGATCGAGATATTCAGTCCCTACTATAATCCGATTTGTGACATTTATGATCGTGTTTATGGCCAAGATGTCAAAGAACTGTTACCTCATCTAAAAAACTATGAGCTTGTTTTGATCTGCGACGTGCTGGAGCACCTCACCAAGGACGACGGGATACAGGTGCTTGCGGAGTGCAAGCGGATGGCGACTAAAGCGGTGATTGTTTCAACTCCATTTGGCCCTTATCCACAAGATACTTGCTTTGGCAACGAGAACGAGCGTCATATTTCCGAGTGGAAAGTGAATGATTTCGAGGGCTGGACGATGAGATTAGACGGCCCTTGCTTGTCTTGCTTTTATAGGAAATCAAGTTATGCCTGAAAAAAAGACAAAACCATCCGAACCTGCGCCGAAAGAAATGCTCCAGGTTCTTGCCCAGCGCGTTTCCGTCGTGGTCCCCCTGGGACCAAATCGGGCTGTTGAAATGCACCGCCTTGAAAAGGGCCTTTTAGCCCAGACCATCCAGCCCAAAGAGGTCGTGGTCGAACAAGGTAATCATCACTACAAAAACCGGAACAGGGGCTGGCAAAAAGCAAAAGGCGAGATGATTTGGTTCCTGGACAGCGATATCGTTCCAGACTCTGATGCTTTTGAAAGAGCCCTGGAAGTCTTTATGACAACCGAGACGGATGCCGTCGAGGGTCATATCTATGGAGTCATTGAGCGGGTGTTTAAGTGGGGCTTCATGTCCGGCCACATTTTTTACTCAAAGCGAATGCTCGATGCGGTCGGCGGTTTCGATGAGCGTTTCACGGATTGGCGGGGCGATACGGACTTGGGTTGGAGCATTCTGGACGCTGGGGGACTTATCGTTTACCAGCCTCTATCAAGGGCATTTCATCCGCACGGGTCCAATACCAGGCCCAATCTTGAAACTGAGAGGCTGCTTTACGATAAGCACCCCGAGCTTTATAGAACAGCGAGAGAAAAGCACTACCTGCAATGCCTAATTAACGATTAACGGAGGTCAATTATGAGCGAAGAAATTAAGCCAGCGGCTCAGGAAACCACCCTCGCCCAGCTTATCAATCAGCCCAGGGAGTTTAAGATCGGCAGCAAGACGGTGACAGTCGAGGCCCAGCCGGCCGGTGCGGTGACTCTAATCATAACCAAGATTATCGAGAAAATCAGCACTGTTGACCTGGAAGTCCTGAAGGAGGGAGTCAAGGGCAAGGGCAAGGCGGAATCGCTCTACGAGCTGTTTGCTAAACGGCTTCAGAGAGCGATGGTGAAGGACTTTGAAATTTACCAGATGATTCTAACGCCGGCAGCGACCTGGGCAATAAAACGGGGCAACATGAAACCAGAGGATTATGCGGTCACCCTTGAGGAGCTGGAGTGGGATGCGCCGGAAGCTGTGCTCGGAGAGATTTTCGACGAGTGGCTGGCCAGGAATCCCCGTTTTGCGATTCAAAAAAAAATGGTCAGTCTGGCAGCATCCCAGCAGTAGCAGATAAGCCTTTGATTGAGCAAGTCCTGTCGGGTGTCGCTGCGCTGATAAAGGAAACGGGGTGGAAGCCAGAGTACATCGTTTGGGAATTGCCTTGTGCCTGGTTTTTCGTGCTCATAGATTTTTGGCCTATCTACAAACCCGAAAAGGACGAGAACCAGTCAAAAGATATTTCTGAGATGGATCGAGGCGAGCTAAAACAGCTAGGAATTGTTTACAATGGCTAAAACAGGCAGATACAAAGATTTGAGCAAAAGCCGGATGCCCAACGTCCGCGCCAAAACGGGCCGGATACTCAGGGGCCAGAGGCAGCAGCTTGACCGCGCCCGAGACAAAATGGAAGAAATTATCGAGCAGGTCGAAAACGAACTGGGACCAGAGGCCCTGGAAGCGGTGCTTTCTGTGATGCAGACTTTGGCAAAAAATCCGTCCCGGCCCGGAGCCTGGAGGGACCGGACCGGCAACTTGCGCGACAGCATCATGGTGGAGATCCTGCAACCGCTGGAGATGAGGCCAGCCGATTATCGGCACGGCAGGACCGTGGTCCATAACGACAGTGCTATGCTGATTGGACTGTTATACGCAGGGATGGAATACGCAGCGCCTCTTGAAACCAGGGACGGGTATTCGGTCCTGGGCTATGCGGTGGAAACGCTCAAGAGGAAGATGACGCCGACAATGGCAGCGAAGCTCAAAATCACTGGAGGAACAGGGAGAAAATAATGTTAATCGACCGCCTACATTATGCCCTGGGCCTGGACACTTCGGAGTTCAAGAGCGGCTGGGCCAACGCCGACAACCTCATGGGGAATATGGACGCCAAGCTGAAAAGCCTTGCGACCGGGGCCGGCATTGTCAGCTTGACTTTAGCCCTGGGCAAGATCGGCGTTGAGGCGACCAAAATGGCGGCGGAGCTCGATGCCGCTATGGGAGAGGTCTGGTCCATCTCGGATATGACCGCCAAAGAGATGAAGGGGGTCACCGCTGAAATCGTGAACCTGTCGCGCAAAATACCCGAAAGTGCTCCGGCTCTGGCAAAGGCCTACTACGAGGTGCTTTCTGCCGGCATCACGGACACCGCCGAAGCCCTTGATGTTGTGTCGATTTCCTCCAAAGCGGCAACAGCGGGCTTGACTACCACCTTCACCGTCGTTGACGCAATCACCAACGTCCTGAATGCCTATAATATTGAAGCCTCCGAAGCGCAGGAGATTTCGGATGACTTTTTCATCTCAGTACGCGACGGCAAGATGACCATGGAACAACTGGCTCCGGCTATCGGCCAGGTAGTAGGAACAGCCGCCCTGGCCAAGGTCGAACTCAAAGAAGTGCTGGCAGCGATGGTCTCTATGACTCTTGCCGGCTATTCGGTAGATGAAGCGGCGACCTCCATGAACAGACTTTTGCTTTCAATCGTCAATACTCAGGACGATGCAAAAGAAGCAGCCAAATCTGTGGGCATAGAATGGTCGGTTGCAGGGCTAAAAGCGAAAGGTTTTCAGGGCTTTATCAAGGACTTGAATGATAAGGCCGGTGACAATATAGAATTGCTCCAGGCCATTGTGCCTGAGATTCGTGCATTCAGGGCTGCTGCGGTTATCGCTGGAACAGGCGCGGACAATTACGCCAGGAGTTTGAACAACCTCAAGAATTCAGCCGGCGCAACAGACCAAGCGCTTTCCAAAATCATGAGCGGCACAGGGAAACAGTGGCAGCTCGTCAAAAACCAGTTGAACGCCTCGATGATTGAATTAGGTCAGCGGATTCTGCCGGCGGTTAAAACTGCCGTCGAATATGTAGCTGATGGGTTTGAAGCCCTGGGGCTCACTGGCGAAACCGAAGCCAGGCGGTTACAAAGAGAGTGGCAGTTTGTCGGTAAATCGATTGCCAGCGTGGGCGACATCGCAGCCAGAGCGGCGGCAATACAAAAAGCACTGTCGCTACTTATGGCACCTGGGCAAGACACTCTCAAAATCTATGAGGAAGTGAGGGGGTTTTTCACAGCTTTCCCGGTCCTGAGTGAGAGGGCCAAACAGATCCAGGACCAGCGAACTGTTTCGGCTAGCGAGCTGGTGGAAGCCCTCATGGCAGAGGCAGAATATTTGAAGGAAATTGCCGATGCTTCCAACGCCGCCCAGCTCCAGGACCAGCAGCGGCTCGTTACTGCCAAAGAACTGGCCGGCTACCAGCAACAGATCCTCGTGCTACAAAAACAGGCCAGAGCCATCGGTGACGAGGCAACCTACAAAAGGCTTGCCGAAATTGCGGATAAATTAAAGGCTTCGCAGGAGCAGTGGACGGATGCGAAACGGCAGAGCCTCCTCCTGGACAACAAGAGCATAGTCAACCAGATCACTATGGCGCAAGCGGCTGCAGCGGCGGAAGCATCTCAAAAAGAGCTCAAGGTGAATTTGGCGGATACCTCGCAAAGGCTGCTGGTCAGCGAAGCTCGTCTTGTCGAACTGGAACAAATCAAAAAAGACCTGGCCAAAGAGACCGCCAAAGCGGCCAGGGAGGCCGCTGAAGCCCGTGCAGAAGAACTTGAAAAGATGAAGGCGATGCAGGGCCAGAAATGGGGTTTCTCCGGCGGCAAATCGGAAGTCGCCAAAGGCGGACTGCCCTACGGTCAAGTCCCGGTGCCTGAGGAGCATGAGCTGAAGGTATTCAAAAGCGAGATGGAAAAACTTTGGGCGACTTTTTTCTATGGCGAGGATGCGGCAAGCAATTTGACCTCGGCAAGCATGAAGCTGGCGAATGCCCTGTTTGAAGGCGATGAGGCTGCGAGCAAGTTTGCTACGGGAATTATTGAGATGGCTTCCGGTCTGGCTACCAGCAATCCCCTGGGTGTTTTTCAGGGGCTTGTCGATGTCTTTTCTGGTCTGTTCGGCAGCAGCGATAAGGCAGGAAAAGCCACGAAAACCCTGTCCGACCGGATAAAAGAATACACCGAGCAGATTAAGGGTCTGACCTACGCCCAGCTCCAGCAGCAGATGAAGGAGCTTTCGGACTGGTGGAACGCCCTTAAAACCCCGATGGAGCGAGCCGCCTACAAAGATATTTTCCAGGCGAAATTGCAAGCACTTGTCGACCAGCTCAAGAATTTCGGTAAATGGGGAGACGACTTTGCCAGCATGATTGAGAGGTGGAATTATGAGGTCCGGTTGCTCGACATTGAGGACCCGGCCCAAAAGTTCCAGATGCTGGTGAAATATGCGAAGCAGTACCTGGGCGTCGATCTGCCGACAGAAATCGAGGATGGCTTTGAAAAGGTGAAAAAGTTGCTTGATTCACTTGGGGCCGGTAGCACTTTCAAGGAAGCATGGGAATCGGCGTTTGGAATGGCCTTCCCGTTGGATTTGACCGAAGAACAGCTCCGCGAGCTTATTGAGCTATACCAGGAATCCCTCAAAGAGATGAAGGACTGGCGTGAAGAAACAGCCGGGGAAATCGCTAGCGCCACTTCCGAGGAATCGGTGGCCTTCACCCGAACCAAGCAGATAACGTACCGGCAAGCTGAGGAGATGACCCTCGCCCTTTGGTCAACAAACGACTTGACGCGAAGCATCTATAATCTGTTGAATGCTCGACTCACTGGTGAAGCAATCGTTGTGCAAGCACCAGCCAGCGAGGAGCCGGCCACTGCGCCTGAATGGCCGGGCCTGAACGACATCATAACAAAACTGAATCTCTACGTGACAAACTGCTATGTCTCGACGCAGAATGCTCTGGTGGATGTAATCAAGGCCAATGTTTATATCGGCGGGACGACTTTTGTGCCGGACACTTACGGCGGGATGATCTACAAAGAATCTGACCGGGTTCTGAGAAGCAAAGGCGAACCCTGGCCTATCTGAGGAAACAGCGGCAATGGGTGACGAACCCTTTGAAATAAAGTTTAACGACACCGATTGGGCGGCCTATGGATTCAAGCTCGTCAAGGACGGCGTGCAGGGACTGGATGAGATGCGCCCCTCGCGGCTGGATATCGAATGGATTCCCGGCCGGGACCAGCCGTATTATTTTGGCGCTTTCCTGGGCGAGAAGCGGTTGACGGTGACCGGCGTGGTCACAGCCGAAGATCGTTCTGCTCTACGGGACACGCTTTTGCTGTTAAAAGGGAATCTTGCGACGTCGTTGACCGAGGCCAAACATCTTGTGTTCGGCGATTCAGCAGCTTATTATCAGGCGATTTATGACGGGACGTTTACGGTAAAATTCCTCGGATCGGCGTTGACCGGTAATGCAGCTCTGGTGACGGCCGGATTCTTGATCATCGCTGACCGGTGGATCACATAGAGGACAGGCCATGGCACTGCTGTTCGAAATAGTTTTTGCCGGCGAGGATTGGAAGAATTTTGGGTTCACGGTCGTCAGGGATGGAATCAAAGGCATCGAGGAGATGAGAGATGTGCGGCTGGATATCGAGTGGCCGCCGGCCAGCAACACGCCGGTCTTTTTCGGCAGCGAGAAAGGAGTGTGGCACATCACCGTCACCGGACTGGTCAAAGGCTCGTCCAGAAGCGATCTGAAAACCAAGCTTGAATCGATCAAAGGTACGCTGGCCGACAGCTTGACCGCAGCCCAGGAGCTCTATTTCGGCGACCACCTGAACCTCTGCTATGACGCTGTGTATGACGGCAAGTTCGACCTGAAATTTATCGGCTCTGCTCTCAAAACCAAAGCGGCGCTGTTGACGGTAGGGTTTTTAGTCTTTGATGAGCGTGCGTAATGGCGGCGAAGGCCTGAAATGTCGTGAAATCGAATGTTACCCTTTAATATTATTATGCTTAGAAGAAAACCTTGCCGTTTAAAGACACGCTAAGTTTGGCTGGAATGGGGCGTCACCCACTTTTTAGAGGATGGCCTAAACCATTATAAATATAACACTGAAAAATGGCGCTAAATGAGTATGGCTTGAAATTGAGGGAATCGGTCCAGCGAATACAGGAAAAGGTCAAAAATCATGGCATTCGGAGATTACAACTACAAGCTGGAGGTCTACAACCAGGCCAACAGCAGCAAGCTCTGTGAATTCGTCAGGGCCGATTTTCTTTCCGGCGAGGTGGTGCAGGAAGTGGACGGAGAGGAATCCCTTACGTTCCAGATTCCAAAGACTCATACGAATTTCAGCCATCTGGTAAAATTCAATGTCGTGCGGCTCTGTGATAATGCTGCTGGGACGTATGTGGTTTACCGGATTAAATCGGTCAAGGTCTGGCGGCAAAGAAATAAATTGCTGGCCGAGGTCTACTGTGAGCATCTGAAATACGATCTGGCTGGAAGAATTATCAACGAGGTAAAACATTTTGTGCAGGCAACGCCTCAGGATATTCTGGACTATATTTTGGGATTTTCCGGTGGCTTTACACGGGGCACTTGCTCAATGACGGGTACAATCGACTTTGATATCAGTTACGAGTCCTGCACCAGCGCCATCAACCGGCTGGCAGAGCTCCAGGGCTACGAGTGGGATGTGCTGGCTGATGCTGCGCCGCTTTATAAAGTGGTAAACATCTTGACGATAGGAACAGGGGTGCCGGTCACAATTCAGTACGGCACGAACCTGAAAAGCATAAAGCATGATTCAGAGATCGGGTCTGATTTTGCTACCCGCGTGATTCCTCGCGGCGGCGCGGCACTGATTGAACAGCGCAAGCTGGATGATGGCCCGATTGGATACATCAAGCCGGGGACGATGGATGTCGCTGGAGCGGCCTTTATCGTAAAGTCCTGGAACAACAGCACCCGCTGGCTGAAGGTGGGCAGCAAGAACCTCTTGGCCGCCGATGACGCCCTGAACGGTTTTTACGCCTATGTTATCGGGGAAAAGGTAGTGATCCTGGACAGCCGCAAATCAATCGACGGCGACGAGATCCAGCTGGAATCGAGCCCTGGGACCATTGTAGCCGGTGATCGGGTCTACATTTACAAGACTGAAAACGAGCCGATGGACTTTGTGCCGAACGTCGCGCTGGAATCGACTTACCTGCGCACGGAGCAGGTTTTCACCTGTGACGACTTGCCGGATATCCTGAATGTGGCGGGGCCTGAAGGTTACAGCGACCTTTCGGGCACTTATTCAACCGGCCTCTGTCAGGGATGGACAAAGACCGGCTCGCCGACGGTCACTGAGAACACAGATACCGATTACATCCGCTCCGCGACAAAAAGCCAGAAAGTCGTTGCCGCTGATACAGAGGGAATCAAAAGGAGCGTGAATTGCGGGTCTGCTGTGGCCGCTTCATTTTATGTCTGGGTTTACGTTTCTTCCATCGCCGAGGGTGCAAAGCTGGTCACGAGGTTGAAGGTCGGTGAGGAGGATGACGACTATTTCCCCAGGAATGCCGACACCGGGCTGGATGAAGCCTATGTCACAGAGACGGGCTGGCGGCAGATCATCTGCGAGGGCGGTATTCTTTCGGGAGTTGGAACGCATGACCTGGAAATATTTGCCTCAGGCGGAGCGGTGACTTTCTACCTCGATTCTGTTCTGGTGCAATGCAGCGAGTATATTATGGACGAAGATCAATTCTATGCGTGGGATACGCGGGTCATTCTCTGGGAAAAAGCCGTTGCAAGACTGAACAAGATCTCAGCGCCGAAAGAGACCATAAACCTTGAAATCGTAGACCTCTTTGAAGCAGACCGGGATACCTATTATGACTGCCAGATTACACCGGGAACGGATTTGGAAATAACCGATACCGCGATGGGTTTTAACGTGACCGAAGTGCGCACAAGGCGCAAAACCTGGAACCTGATCAGACCGTGGGAGTGCAGACTTGAAGTCGAGGGATGACCTTGCCAGCAAATTATTGGGGCTGGCAACAAATACATCGAAAACGACGACGACCGTGACCACCCGGGACGGCAATCGGGTATCACTCGGCAGGGCTTCGCGCATTGCGACCCCGATGGTGAGATTCCGGGACGACAATCTGGAGCTGGTTGGGTCCAAAACGGCCGGCCATACGGTATACGCTGACTACAAAGACACCGAGGCCATAGCCGCAGTCGAGGGTGAACCTGACTTGACGCTCAAAGCCACGGAAGTGACTTTTGGGGCGAGGCAGGATATATTGTCCTCTGTCATAACGCTGCAATTTGGTACGCCGCTCAAGGTGAATGAGTTGGTCTGTATGGGGTCAGTATCCGGCACCGGATCCGGGACATTACTGCAGAACGCTCATGATTGTGCGTTTACGAATGACAACCATCTAATCGTTTCCAGCCGCGGGTCTGACAATGCGGTTACAGCATGGAACCTACTCTATGCCAGGTATACGAAATTGATGGGGGCAGTCAGGGGGGCGGGGACGCCCAACTATATGAATGATGGAGTCGTTTGCCGGATGCACCCGACCAAGCCCTGGGTGGCCTACGCTGCATATACTGACAACGCCGTTCATATCATCGATGTCACTGAACCTAAAGCGCCTAAAATCATCGGTACAGCCCGCGGCGCTGGAGGCACTGACGGCTGGTATCTGGACCACCCGCATTCCGTTTTGTTCCACGAGGACATCCTCTATGTTGTCAGCGGGGAGGATGCGTCACTTACCCTTATTGATGTTAAGGATCCGGAGTCGCATAGCTGGATGAGCAACCTGGGAGATATTCACGGAGCACACGGAGCCAATGGACTCTATCTTTATGGCGTTTCGGACGTGGCAGTAAAGCAGATTGGTTCCAGCATCTATGCCTTCACATGTTCAAGGATGGACGGTAACCGGGATAACCCGACGGATGAAGATTCAGCCGGCTGCTTGCTGTGCTTTGACGTCACCGATCCCGCTACGATCAGCCTGGTGGGCGGGCGCTACTGCGACGAGGCGCCTTATGATGAAGCCGGTTCCTGGGAACTGGAAGGGGGCACCGGCATCACGATTGACGATAGCAATATCGTTTATATCAGCACCAGGTGGCAGAACAGGGCCACTCAGCCCTATGATTCGGGGCTGGCTGTTGGATCATTGACAATATTCGATGTTAGCGATCCTGCAAATCCTGGCTTTTGCGGATGCCTGGCAGGCCGGGGAACAGGGCCGGTTTCGGGCAGCTATCCGAACGGCATTTACCTGGGTGAAGGTCACTGGGTATCAAAGCACGGCGATATCTGCGTTGTGTCCGCTTTCAGCGACGACTGCATCACCCTGATTGACGTGACTGACCCGACCAGCCCGACCCAGATCAGCCACGTGGGAACCGCAGCAGATTACTGCAACGGGCCGGTTGGCAACTGCTTTTCCAGCGACGGGAAACTCCTCTACGTTGCGGTCTGGTGGAGCGCGGCGTTCCTGATTTATGACGTTTCTGTGCCTGCGTCACCGGTCCGGGTTGGCGGGAAAACCGGAATTGGGTATCCCTACTACCTGGAGGGCGCTCATGGTGTCTGCGTGTCGAATGATGGCCACTATGTCTATGTATCAAGTCGCAAATCGGACGACGCCCTGACGGTATGGTCATCTGAGGACGGGGTGCGCCTTGAATCGACCTATAAGGGCTATTTCTCGCATGCTGGCATGGTCGCGCCAGTGAGGATATGCGTAGATGGGAACTACTGTTACGTCGCGGCCAGGGACTCGAACCGCATACTTAAGCTGGGCATTGCGACCAAGTCGTCACTCTACAATGCCGGGTCCATTTCTGGGGCAGGGGCCCCGAACTACCTGGGCCAGCCAAACTACGTCCTGAAGTATGGCAATTATCTCTATGTAGCCTCAGGTGGTGATAACGCCCTGGTGATCCTGAATGACCTTGCCGGCGACAATTCACCGACTTTGTGCGGGGTATATAGGCACGCGACCTACGCCTACGGGGCCATGTCCGTCCAGGTCAATTCAACCGCGACGAGGGCCTATATCTCTGCACTGAGCGGATCCAGGATAACGGTGCTGGATATCACGAACAAGGCATCGCCGACCTATCTGAATTCGGTGACAGGCAATGGTGAGCCCTATTATCTAAATGGGATCCGCGACTTGCTTATGCTCGACGATCAGTATCTGCTGGGCGCCTCGAGCAACGACGACTGCGTGGTGCTGTATGATATATCTGCAGTGGATGCCGCGACGCCTCCGCGTCTGGTGGCGGTCTATCAGGGCGCCGGGGCGCCAAAGTATTGCGACCGCCCGTATGGGCTAGCGCTTTATGATGCGGATACGATCCTGGTCGCATCGTACAACGACAACTCAATCAACGAGCTCACGATCGACGAGGAGAAATTCACCCGGGACAATGTGATTTTTGGTGGCAGCTATTATCTGACCGGCGCGACGAATTTGGCTGTCGGGACAGCGCACGGCAAAACCTACATCGCCTGCGTTGCCTATACAGACAATGCTTTCTCGATTTTCAAGGTCTCTGAGCTGCTGACAAATCGGGAGGTGGGGATCCGGAGTAACTTCGGGCAGATCGAGATCAAGAGTGCGTTTGGAGATTGGACCAAGATATGAGAGGAGTGATCCGAACGGATGTGCTTTTTACAGTTGCGTTGAGTCTGAAGGACGACGCCCGATGGCAATGGGGACCAACGTCATTGTGGCTGGATATAGCGTTCTCGGTCGATCCAGCTATCCTTAAATATACCCATGTGCGAGCGTCGGAATCGTTTGTAGCTTTGATGCTTGGCAAGACTCTGATTATGGGATCGCCACCAGGGAAATGGGTAGACCCGAAGCATTTTGACGATGTAAATAACTCGCCAGGCCGCGCAGCGATCTATGATAAAAGGATGTTTGTCGAGGCGTTATGCAAATGCCAAGGGAATCAGGTCAAAACTGCAAGATATCTTGGCGTACATAGAAAAACCGTCTGGCGTTGGATCCGGAAATATAATCTTAGAAAGGAATTGACACGATGAAAAGGGTTATCTTTGCAGCGATATTCGTGATTGTGTCGGTGTGCTCCACCTGCGCGATCGGCCAACCCCCGACGTTCAAGACGGGCGATTTTGTCAGGATCAGCTGGACCGCGCCGCCCGACACGGACGTCGTAAAGTACCACGCATACTTTGTCTCTAACTCTGAGCAGCACACGACCACAGTGGTCGAGATCACCGATTGGTCAACGGATGATGAGGACACAAAAGCGAGCTATACACTCAACCTGGTCGCCGGTAATTACGATCTCTTGCTGACAGCTGTGGACCGCGCCGGCAATGAAAGCTTGCCCAGCGATGCCTATCCGTTCAGCGTGAGCGACGATCTGCCGCCTGGGCGGCCGCTCAATGTCATCATGGAGCTTGTGACTACCCAAAAGGCGACCACTGTCGAGGCATCAATAGTCAAGATCCCCGCGGCAGTGAAAAACGTTTTAGCGAGATAGTATCAGACATTTTAACATTTTAAAGGAGACTGCCGGGCATTAAAAAAATAAAAAAGATAGTCTATCTTCAAGTAGGTCTGGAACAGGTGACTCATTTTATGAAAGGCAGCTTATGCAAGACCTAATTCTGTGTAACTGCCGCCCGGTGGTGAACGAGTGCTTATATGACTCGTGCATCAAAGGGGCGTACGACCCAGGAGTGCGATCCTCAGATGCCTCGCGCTGGATCGGGGGCTGGTACTGCTATTCGAGCTCATACGGGCACACAGACATGAGCCAGATTGAGTTAGCTTCTGACAATTCTACTTACAAATTTGGCTCAGGTAGTCTGCGCATGAAAATAAAAAATACTGCGGTTAAAGGTTCCGATTCAGGTGAACCGGTCGCAAACCCGTCTGGAAAGCCCTGGCTCCGAATTGGCAAGTATCTCCCATTCATACCGAACACATATCTATCCGGATACTGGGTGGGTGGGTGGTTTAAAACTTCGGGAATCTCCTCGATTTATTCCATCCGCTTCGAAATCCGTGTCATTCCGAGCTATGCAAATTCTGGCGCCATCTATACGCATTATGCGACGGTTGAATATTGCCATAGCACCGGAAAATGGTATTACCTCTGCGATGACAGCGGTGCCAAATGGTCGAAAGATAAGGCCACACCAGATTATCTCTGGGACGGGACGGAAAAATATCTGTCGGATGATAAATGGTACTTTTTTACCCTCTCTGTATCTGGTGATGCCTCGACAATAAGGTACTACCGCTTCTCGATTCAACAATGCGATCAAGGCGGGATCCTGTATGGAGACGCTTATGATTTGATAGGCTATGGAAGTGCCCTTGATACTCCGGTAACAGCCTATAAGGCGTCAACGACCTATGCGCGTCTCGCAAAATTCCAGTTCACGTTCACAGCAACCGGTGATTACCCTTCAGGTCAGCCGATCATCTATTTCAATAAGTTCTACAGCGGGATTAACCCTGTTGGAATGCTTGCAGGCTGCAATGGCGAAAATTCAGTAGGAGGATAATATGATTGCGCCGACTATTACCAATACGCTTGTGATTAAAAACTGCGTCACGCTCAATGTAAAGCCAGAGCATGATTATGATGAAGGTGGATACCTGTGTATCGAACGAAGCACCACAAGCAACTCGTCCGGTTTTTCACAAATTGCAGAAATCCCGATCATGGCCGATGCGAACGTGTGGGAGCAGGACTATAACGCATTAGGCGGGAGCGGAGGCACAATATTGCACGACGATGTCCCTGGGACGCCAACCTACGCTTGGTATAAAGCCAGGCGCAAGAGTTCTATTGGCTCATACACAAGTTATTCGTCAGTCACTCAGGTGACTCTCGAAGGGGCTCACATTATTTGCGCGGAGGATTATCCATTTTGTTCTGACGCAGGGGATGTAAACACATCGTCATCAGTTACAGGCGTCACCCGTGTCCGCAACATGAACAACACCTCTGGCCTATCCGGATATGCTTCAGTGAACTTTGATCCATATTTCACGAACCTTTATGGCGAGCGAAATGGTTCGCTGAAACTTCTGATCGACAATACGAGCGGATCCGCCCTGGGAGCTACGTATAACGGATTCCGAAAAGCGCTCACGATCCCGCAAGATGGCATTGTTGATCTGGACGTAAATTTTTGTCTTGAATACTACTCTGGCGATCAGTCGGTTGTCAGCAGGTGCCCACTTAAAATCGGAAAACTCGATTATGTTTTCTTCGAGTGCTATACAAAAAAGAGTGGCAACATCTATAAAACCAGAATAGTACACAGCTATTTTGGGTTTTCGACGGCTTGCAAAGATCATACAGCGGGCAATTGCCCGGCCAGATGGCGCTATCTGAATGCGTCGAATCAGTGGGTTGACATAGACGACGCTTCGGATAACTGGAAGGTCGAGACATTCACCCACTGGCACAACCTCCGTATCGTGATCGACACCAGCACATCGCCTCCGCACCTTGACCTGGTGTGCATCGATTGGGGGAAACGTGTTGCTCCTGGAACGGTCCTCTATCTCGATTCAACTCCCCCTGGCGGTCCAGCAAACAATGGCGAGTTCCATTTCGTGGGTATGCAATATTGCTCGTCAGTAGCCTCGACGTCGCCATCGACAAAAGTGCGTCTATGGTTTTCACATCTTAGACGGTGGCCCTATGATTCGACTCATCGATACCCGCATCTTGGGGCTCGATTGGCTACTCCGTGAATATAAAGAGATCAGAGGCGGGTATGAAAGTATCAGAAAATGGAATAGCCCTGATTAAAAAGTTGGAAGGCTGCAGCTTGACCATCTACGACGACCAGGCTGGTTTGCCGACCATCGGGATAGGACATCTGCTTACTAGGACCGATATCATCAGCGGGAAGATCTGGATAGGCGGGGAGCCCTACATCATTTATAATGGCCTGACCGAAGATCTCTGCATTGAATTGCTGAAGCAGGACCTGCAGGTGCCGGTTGATACCGTCAATCAGGCCGTGCAGGTCCGGCTGAATCAAAACCAGTTCGACGCGCTGGTTTCATTTGTCTTTAACATCGGATGCACCCGCTTCAGAAACAGCACCGTCCTGCAGGTCATCAATGCCGGCAGACTCGACCGGGTCCCCAAGCAGTTGCAGAGCTGGGTCTACGTGAACGACAAAGTCAGCAAGGGACTGCAAAGGAGGAGGGAGGCGGAGATTCGGCTTTGGAATACGCCGGCGGAAAAT